AGTGGCATCGTAAGAGCAGGTAATAGCGCGACGGTCACTCTCTCCGAGTCTACCGGCGTATTCAGGCGCACCGTCGACGTCCACATGCAGTACGCGAATGGAGTAGACTCCGGTAACAGCGCCTACTTGAACTCATATGACGGTTACGTCGGTATAGCGAATATCAATAACGATTTCGTCAATACTGGCAACAATAGAATATACACTAGGGGATACAGCTACGACGGCAACGGCGACATCATCATCCTAGGTTCTAATACTACAGCGAATTTAGTAGCCCTCAGCACCGGCAAGAACGCCACGTTCGAGATCTCTAATACGTTTGCTTATGCGGAGACTTATAGCGTATACACCGACTTCTTAAGGGGCAATAACGAGGCGAGCGTTCCTTATATGTCGCTCAATCTCGCCAACTCGACCGCTTATCCTACTCCTCTGACACTTACATTCGTGGCAAACACTGACATTGTAGCGGTAGCGGAAGGCACCGCCGGCATAAGTGTAGGCTGGTACGTCTGTGGTCAAGGCATCTCAGACTTCACTGAAGTCTTGACGGTCTCGAATTCGACTCACCTCGTCCTCGACACGAATACGTGGTCCAGTTCTTCTGGCGACTACTACGTGACTCCTGGTGGCGTGGCATGGCAATTCCCGGCTAATAGCTCGGGAGACCTATTCGGCCCGTTCATCGGTGATATTCTAAACGACATCAACGCGTACGTCGGTAGCATCACTAAGATAGTGGCAGAGAATCCAGGCGAGGACTATAACCTAGCTCCCATGGTGCTCGTCAGAGAGCCGTACGTCTCAGGATTTAATGCGAAAGACTACATCATCACCTACACAAATTCTTCTGGCAACTTCATGGTAGGCGAGCAGATCTCACAGGACAATGGTGCCGTCGGCCTAATCAAAGACATAGTGATCACTAGCTCCAGCGTCATGTACGTCAGGAGACAGAACTTGCCGATAGGCGCTAACAGCTCAATGACGGCTCAGTTCACTCTAAATGGAGTCATCACTGGCACGGCTACCAGCGCTAATGCCACCATAATCGGCATTGCCGAAGACGATAGCGCGCTAGGCATTGGCCTAAACGCAGTCATCAGCGCCAATGTCACCATAGCGAACGGCGTCGTGGGCAGTCTGGATCTGCTATCGTCTGGCTTCAACTTCTTCGATAACGAGGGTGTGACGTTCCTCTCTTCTGACGGCCTGAGAGCCGGCAGCGCCAAGGCTAAATTGATCAAAGAAGGTTATACGCTGGGGACTTACGAAGACGAGGCGTCATTCTTGAGCGATGGTAAATATCTATTCGATGGCAACTATTATCAAGAGTACTCCTACGACATCAAGACGTCTATTCCGAGAGAGTCTTATCTCGATAACTACAACTCCACTATGCACCTCGCTGGAACGAAGATGTTCTCCACTTTCGTACATACGACGGTAAACGAGGTCAATATAGATCTCTCTATACCTGAATCCGCAAACCTAACTGCAAATATAGCCTAGGATGAAAGATGACTTATAAGATAGTACCACAAGAGGCTAAGACCTTTACTGCTGAAGACATAGTCAATGACGTGTCTCTCGGCTTCGACGGTCAGTACGTCTACTACGTCTTTCTAAGCAAGCATACGCAGTACGCTGACAATAGTGACGCAGTCATACTACCAGTCGATAGCGAAGTCAGTAAGCGTCAAGTCTATGCCGACATGCTCTTCGGCAAGAGAGTAAGTTTCGGTGACGCTAAAGTCATGGTGAACCGATATAACTACGTGGCGAACACACTCTATGCCATGTACGACGACGCTGATGATAACTTGTTCTCCAAGAACTTTTTCATCACGGTGCCTAGGGGAACTGCTCACGACGTATTCAAGTGCCTCTATAATAACAGAAGCGTAGCTTCCACGGTCGCTCCTGATAAAAATGACATCACCAATTTCGATGAGATCTACAGGACTTCTGACGGCTACGTATGGAAGTACATGTACACGATTCCATACGCCGACATGGAGAAGTTCGCTACAGACAGCTACATTCCAGTGGTGGCTAATACCAGCGTCAGCACCGCCGCAGTCGGCGGGACCATAGACTCCATCATAGTAGAGTCGCCTGGTGCCAAGTACGACAACAATCTCGAGGGTACTCTGGGTAAGAACGACCTAAACATCGACGGTAACTCGAAGAAGATCGACATCTCTGGCAACAATAAGTCGTCTAACATGGACGACTTCTACGTGGGATGTATCTTCAAAGTAGTATCTGGTAGTGGCGCCGGATCTTACTCGAAAGTAGCATCTTACGACGTGGCGGGTAGTAACAGAGTGATCACTCTCTCCGACATCTTGGCTCTGGACATCACATCGGAGTACGAGATCACGCCAGAAGTCATGATCGAGGGCGACTACACTCAGACCATCAACGCCGCGGCCAGAGCCGTCATCAACAGCGTTGCCAACACGATCGACTACGTTGAGATTCTGAATAGAGGCGCCGGGTACAAGTCGGCTACGGCGTATGTGTATTCAAATAGCGTAGTGCCGGTCTCCAGCAACGCCGTTGTCAGGCCCGTCATGAGTCCATACGGCGGACACGGCTACGACGCCAATAACGAGCTCGGGGCGTCCAGAGTGTGCTTCAGCGTCACATTCAATGAGAGCAGCGACAGCCTACCGGCAGTCAACGACTTCCGTCAAGTCGGTGTAATGATAGATCCTCAATACGCTAACGTCACCGTCAATTTCACTTCTAAGGACGGCACTACGTTCATCAGCGGCGAGACTGCGTATCAGATCAACCCGGTCAGGATCTTCGCCAACTCCGTCAGCATCACGACGTCTGCTAATTCGGTGACGGCAAGCGAAGCTTACTTCAACCAGATAGCAGCCAACACCATCATCTACTTGGTCAGTGGATCCGGAGATAAGCAATTGGCTAGAGTATTGGGAGTCACCAACTCTACTTCTCTGACCATAGACACTCCAGGAAACTTCGCCTGCAACGACTGCGAGATGTACTTGGCCAACGTGTCTAACCCCACGACGGTAGTCAATGACTTGGCTCTGGCGGTGGCAGTCAGCGGCGTCACTAGGCCGTACGACTCTGGGGCTAACGTGGTCGGATACGACTCCGGCGCCTCTGGAACTGTAGATAACATGAAGGTAGCCAATACGACTTCTATCCTGAACACTTTCAACCAGATGTGGAAGTATCACGTGACTACGACCGATACCTTCGAGGAAGACGAGGTAGTGTTCCAGGCCACCTCGGCGGCCAATTCTCATGGTAGCCTATTCGGCATAATCGAAGAAGATACAGCCAACGTCATGTATCTAACCAATCAATTCGGCTACATAAATACTGGAGACACCGTAACTGGAGAAGAGAGCGGAGACACTGCATACGTAGCATTCAGCTACGAGCCAGATCTGGTATATGAGAGTGGCCGCATAATCTATCTAGAAAACATTGAGAAAGTGACTAGGACTACCGGTCAAAAAGAGACCTTCAAGATCATCTTCTCCTACTAATCTGAGGACAAATAATGCCAATTGAGACAGACCTGAGCGTATCTCCGTACTTCGACGAGGCGGCCGCCGGCCTTGAAAAGAACTACTATAAGATCCTCTTTAAGCCCTCCGTGGCCGTACAGGTCAGAGAGCTCAATGAGCTGCAGACTATCCTCCAGAATCAGATCGAGGAATTCGGCGACAACGTGCTCAAGAAGGGTACGATCGTACGCGGCTGCACGTTCTCTTTCCTCAATAACTATCCATACGTCAAGATCAGGGACTCTCAGGTAGACGGCGCGCCGGTCAACATATCGGCCTTCCTCGGTAAGACCGTAGTCTCTAGCACTAATCACAAGGCCCTCGTCCTAGACTTCGCCGAGGGATTCGAGGCCACTGATCCGGATACCAAGACACTCTACCTCAGGTACTTAAACTCAGGAGACGGCGGCGGAAATAATAGCTTCTCAGCCGGAGACACTCTCACCGTCCAAGATCCGACATACACTATCTCTAATGTGACTATCACTACGGCCGGTACCGGCTACTCCAACAGTGATTCAATACTGTTTCTGTCATCCGTAGCCGTGGTCGACGTCGTCGGTACGCTGGTGAACGGCTCTACCATGACTCAGTCTTCTACCGGCGCCAACGCCGTCATCATAGGTATAGACAGCGCCACGTATCCTGACAAGACTATCCTCAGGCTGCGTCCGGTAGCTGGAGACTTGACGAATTCCGCGAAGAGCGCCAACGCTTGGACTTTCACACCTGGTGAGAGTATCGTCTCAAGCAGCAACTCGGCAGTGACTGCCATCGTCGATGAGACGATCGGCTCTGGCGCTACAGCAGTGGTGACGACTGACGGCTCTCAGAGAGTAGTAGACGTGAGCATGCTGTCAGGTGGTTCTGGATACTACGTAGCACCGCATGCGACGGTGAGATCTACGTCTGGTGGCTCCGGAGTCGCGCTCGTGGCGCAGAACTACTCTGCTCAGATCACCGTGTATTCCGGTGCTAACTCAGTAGGCACCGGCTACGCGTTCGGCGTGTCTGACGGCGTGGTATACCAGAAGGGATACTTCTTAAACGTACCAGAGCAGTCCATCGTCGTCAGTAAGTACAACACGTTCCCCAACAACGTCTCGGTAGGATTCTCTACTGTCGAAGACATCGTCGACGCCTACGAAGACACGAGTCTATTAGATAACGCTCTAGGCACTCGTAACTACACCGCGCCTGGAGCTGACAGACTCCAGTTGACTCCGTCTCTCGAAGTCGTCAACACTGACATAGCCAGGGCGAACCTAGAATTCTTCTCTATCGTAGAGTTCTCCGATGGCGTACCCTACAAGCAGAATCAGAGGACCGTCTATAGCAATATCACAGACGAGCTGGCCATCAGGACCGTCGACTCTTCTGGTGACTTCGTCACCGATCAGTTCCTCGTGGCCTGTAAGTCGACCGCCAACGTAGCCGAGAGGGCTAATTCGTTTACCGTAGTGATCGATCCTGGCACTGCCTACATCGACGGCTACAGAGTGAAGACTTACGGCAACTATCAGTTCAGCCTAGACAAGGGCATCGACACCGAGATCAAGAATAGTGCGAATGTCAGCCTCAACTACGGCAGCTACGTTGTAGTCAACGAACTGGCTGGTTCATTCGACTTCAGCGCCGTCGGCACAGTCAAGCTCTACAACGCAGAGGCCAACTACCTATCGAATTCCACTAACTACTCTGCAGGAACTATCTCAGCTCCAGCAGGTGGTACTCAGATAGGCACGGCCAAGGTCAGGTCTATCACATACGCCGATAGCTCATCAGTAGGATACCCTCAGGGAAGCCCCGAGTCGAAGTACAATATGTACATCTTCGACATCCAGATGAACCCGGGCAGATCGTTCAAGGACGTCAAGTCGATCTACTACGACAGCACGGTCAAAGGCATTGCAGACGTCGTCTTGGAGAATATCACTACAGCAGGCGCAGGCGCTACATCTACGTCTCTCGGCGCTGTTCTCAAGAACACGATCTCTTCTGATAAGAAGACTCTAGACAGGCTGGCATTCTACAGTGGATTCGACTCTCCGCTCGCCATCAACACTATCAGCTATCAGTACAGGACCTTCGACGACACCGGCACGCTCTACACGATGAGCAACACCGGTATCATACAGATCACTCTGTCTGGAAACGAGTACTTCCCTTATAATACTGATCTGTCAGACACACAGAAGCAGCAACTGGTCATCATGCCGCTGGTCGACGTATTCGCGAACGCCGCAGCCGGAGGCGCTGGAAACTCCAACATCAGCACTTCTACTAAGGTCATCTCTTCTAGTAACACCTCGTTCACTACTTCGCTGCGCATAGGCGACTACATTCGCCTGTCCAGCAACAGCACCGGTGGCACTGAGCTGCGTCGAATCGTCAACATAGCTAACGGTACTCACTTAACCATCGACGCTAACAGCACATTCACTAATGCGGTTGCGACGGTGACTAGGACTTTCCCTAAGTACGTTCCGCTGCCGATATTGACTCGCAATGGAGTCACCGCTACTGCCGACATAAACGCGCAACAGCTCACCATCGATCTCGGCACTAGACTCTTCGGCTCTAGTACCACGATCCCTCTGGCCGCGGCGTTCAACATCTCCGTCTCGAATTCGTCTATCACCACGAAGACCGCCAATCGCGACCTGTATGTGAAGATCTACCCGGCCAACAACTCTACTGGCTTCGGTTACTCAGCATACGGCAGCGGCGTGGATGGCTACTTCAATAGTGGCAGCAACACGGTGTCTAACACTACCACGGCGAACTTCAGCGCAGGACAGCGACTCAGAAGTCAGAACTCTGGACAGAATTTCTTGGCTAACGTGGGCGTCGTCATCAACTCCACCGCCATGAACTTGACGAGCACGGTTAACTTCACTGGTAATGCCGACATCTACAGGGCGGTGAACTTGAATGGCCCGTGGTGCTTGGGTGTTCCGGACATATTCCGTCTCAAGGCCGTGTACATCGCTAACACTTCTGCAGTCAATACGAGCAGCATTGAAGTGACCAGAGACTTCGTCATCGACCATAATCACACCACGAACTACGCCGATCTCGGCTTCTTGGTCAAGAACAGGGACAGTTCGCTGGTCATCGGCCCGAACGATTATATCTTGGTCAAGTTCGACGCCTTCACTCGTAACTACGAAGACAGGCCGGTACACATCAATTCGTATGTGAGTGCGAACTCTACCACGAGAGCCAACACCGACGCCAAGTCGATCACTGAGCTCAATAACTCTTATATCAACACGTTCGAGATACCAGAAATTCATGCGGCTGGTGGCACTAACTACGACATGATCAGCCACATCGACTTCCGTCCTAAGGTAGCCAACACGGCTAATCTGGCGTCGACGGTAGCCGACGCTACTCTCAATCCGGCGTATACGACTACCTTCTCGGCGACTAACAAGAAGTTCCCGGTTCCAGACAGCAATATGAGCTTCACCACGGAGTACTTCCTCGGTCGCATCGACACCGTCTACATCGGTTCAGACGGTCGAATTGGAACTTCTAGGGGTCACCCGTATCCGACTACTATCCTGAATTCTAAAGATCCGGATGAGTTACTGACTCCCGTGCCTTCTAAGAATACCATGATCTTGAACTACATCAAAGTCCCAGCGTATCCTTCGCTAGAAGAGAACGCGGCCGCTTCTATAAACCGTGTCGTCAATAAGTCTGTCATCAACGACGTCAAGCTTACTCGTCGTCAGAGCAGCAAGCGTGTCACGAGACTACTGACGCAGCAAGACATAGCGATAGAGCAACCTCGCCGCTACTCGATGGAAGACATCGGATCTCT